CGCCAACCTCGCCAACGGCTCCGCTTGCTCTGTCGTGGGCCGATCCGCGAATAGCTCCGGCGTCGTGGCTGATATCAGCATGGGCACGAATGACCGGCTCTTGGGCCGCGTGTCCAATGTGGTTCAGAGCACGCAGCTAACGGCTGGCATGGTCCCTAGTGCGCTGATTACCAGCGCCATGCTGCGCAACAGTGCGGCCCGATCCGTTATCGGCAGGAGTGCCAACAGTTCAGGCGTTCCGGCTGACATTGCCTCTACGGGTGCGCGGACATTCCTTGCCGACAACTCGGCAGGGACCAGCGTTGCATTTCGGGCGATAGATTCCGGGGACTTGCCTACGGGGAATTGGATTGGGGCGAATAGCGGGACGGGGTATGCTCCAAGTTTTACAGGCATATCCTCAGACGCGACATGGTTTGACTCTGGAGCATCCATCACAATCACCGCTGGCACCTACCTTTTATCCTACTCGCTAAGAGCAAGCATGGCTATTACGGCTGGTGCTGGCCTTATCTCTGGCAGGCTTTACAACGTAACCGACGCCGCTGCTGTGACAAACTCGGAAGTCATGGTCGTTTCGTCAAACATAGCTGGCACGACGCAGGGGACAGGAACAGCGTCCGCCGTCCTTACGGTTGCCGGGACCAAAACAATCAGGTTAGAGGCGCAAAGGGACGCAGGTGCCACCTACACTGGCGCTGCTACGCGCACGAAAAGCGACGCAGGAGGAAGAACGTCCATCTCCTACGTTCGCATAGCCTAGCGGCAATCCACGACCGTAGACGTATCCAGCCAGGAATTAGCCCCCGCCACGAACGAGCAATGCCGCACATCCTCTTGCTTGAACGCCGGACCTGATAGGGTGATCTTGACAGCGTGGAACGGGAATACCGGCCATGTGCCCGTATCCGTGAACTGCACATCGCATTGATCGAAATCCAGACGGCTATTGCCTTCCGTGCTCAGGTAAGACGGCAGCTTGCGGCATTCGTAGCTGATATTCCCGCTGGCGTGGTAAACGTACAGGTAATCCGTGGCCCAAGCAGGCGCAATGCCTGCGAGCATCATGGCCAGCAATCCCAACCGTTTCATTTCTCATCCCCTTGCGTGTTGTGTTCAACCGCAGATTTTAGCAGCCGTTCGATTTCCGGCCAATCCTCTGGCAGCAAAATTACCCTCGCGACTGGGTTTGCGCCCTCCAGTCGGCGCAGTCTTGTGACTAAGTCAGTCATTGACCACCACCAGGGCGACTTAGCGATAACCGCTGTCTCCGCATCCGCAATCCGCGCCCGCAGTTCGGCAATCTCCGCGTCCTTGCGGGTGATTTCCTGCGCGTGCGCATACTCCCGGCAGTCGCAGGCGTGTGAATGCGTTGTGCAGAGTTCTGCGCGGCGCTTGCTGACCAGATCATCGGCCATGGCTTTGCTCCTTCAGTGCTTCCCATGCTCTGACTAGAGCGGATTCGATTTCATCCAGCGATTGGACCAGCTCGTCCTGCTTTAGCGAGTAGCATTGGAGCTTGTACCAGCGCCCTTCAAACTCACCAGTAACATCTAGCTCGACGCTGGGGAAAATCGTTCCATGAACGTCTAACTCGCTGGGCGTTGCGACGACTTGGATGCCATCCTTCGTTTCGTTGCATTCGCAGCGCCGAACGCCTGATCGCCGACGGCACGCGATCCAAGGGCCTCTTCCGAGAGAGTTCGGGTAAATCCGAAACCCTTTCGATTCAAGTGCAACTTTCAGCTCGTCGAGATTCACTTCCCCTCCTGCGCCAGTTCGCGGGCGCGTTGTTCGATCCAGTTCACGTTAGGGATAAATTGGCGTACGGTTTTCGCTTCTTCAATCGCCTTCCGCCAACACTCCGCGCTCGGCTCTACAGGCGCGGCCTGCTCTGCGGCGTGGGCGCGGGTGTTCCATTTTGCAATAGCTGCCGCCTCTCCCTCTTTCGCCCATACGCTCGGCTCTGCTTCGCAATCACGATTACCGCAACCTGCATGGTATCCAGTCGAATGATCGCCGGACCAGTATGCCGATGCACTGCCACCGCAGAACGGACAAGGCAACAACCCTTCCACGCTCATCCCTTCACCTCCTGCGCTGGCGCGGCTGCCATCAAACGGGCGCGGTAGGTGTCGATGCGGGTGGTTTTGTGCAGTTCGATGACGTGCGTCATGGGCTCTGCTCCGTCGAAGTCCTCGATGGTGATCCGGCGGCGCAGGTCTGGCGGTTGCCAGCGGGGTGGCCGCTGGTCGTCATCGGGGATTTCTTGCCGCGGCCGCCATTGGCGGCGGGCGGCGTACTTTTTGGTTCGGCGGTACATGTGCAGACCTTCAACGCTCCGGATATTTGTTGTTGGGGGCTTTCATCTGCGCGGTGTTCCACGCATCAGCTTCCGCCGCCTTCGATGCGAACTGAAACCGCCTCACGTCGCTAGGCGTTCCGTTGTGCTGCGCGCTGGCGTCCTCGAAATACAGGTGTGCCACTTCCATCAACTCGTACAGTAGCGCGTACTTTTGCATTTCCCTAGCCCGGCTTACTCGTGGGTGTTGCGTCGGCGGCAGGTAGCGCTCAATGGCGTTGAGCATCCATGCAACTTGGTCGCAGTTGATCGGCCTCGCCCCCAACCCGGCGCTCAACGCGGACGCTGCGCTATCAGGCGTATTTTCGTTCGTCATTTCTCAATCTCCTGTGGCTTCGGTTGCTGTCCGTGGGGCGCAGCGCCGGTTAGCTCTACGTTAGGGTGCAGCCGCACATGGCCGCATCTTGTGGATAACTACCGTTCGTCGGGAACTTCTGAAGGATGTTGACATAGGCACAACGTGCCTATAATCTACACCCATGCCAGCCACAACGGCGCGGCGAAAAGGAGAAACGAAATGAACAACGAAGCGAAGTACCTGCCGGGCTACGAAGTCAACGGCAAGCACTACGGCCGCTTTGTAGTGATCGGGTCGCGCTGGTCGGATGTGGTTGGGGAGCGCATCTACGGCGTGTTCCAGATCGACAACAACGGCAACAAGATCAGCAACGAAATGAACCTGGTCGAGTCGTGCCTCGCATGACTCCTGACGCAACCAAGCACAATCCCAGCCCGGATTACCTCCGGGCTTTGCTTGATCGCGCTGGCGTCTCCCAGCGCGAAGCCGCGCGGCGCATCGGCGTGAGCGAGCGCATGATGCGCTACTACCTGGCCGACGCTGACAACCGACCGGCACCTTACGTTGTGCAATACGCGCTAGAGTCCCTCGCCCTCCAGCCCGTCGCAGAAAACCCGATCATTCCCGATCAGAACCACGCGCCGACTGTCTAGCTGGTACTCCCAGCGCGTCACCGCGACCTCGGAACCATCGGGCAGCACAAACACGAACGGCGGCTGCGGGATTGCCGGATCGCAGTCGGGGAGCTCGGTCGCGGCCTTGGCAGGCAGGAAACACGACACCACCAGCGCCGCCACGCACACGAACACCACCGCGCGAAACAGGATCATCAGCAGCCACGCCGCTAGTTCGCGCTCGATGCTCGACATATCAGCCCTCGCACAAGGCGCGTTCCTCGCGCCGACGCTTGACCAGTCCGGGCAGCCGCTTGCCGCCCGCGTAAATCCATCGGGAAAATTCGGCGCACCATTCAAAATCGGGCGAACCCGCGTTGGCCTTCCGCGCCAGCGTTGACCGGCACAGCGCCGACCCGCCCACGTTGAACGCGAACGAAGTCAACGCGACCTCTTGCCCGTCCGTCAGCGGAATCCGAACACACCGCCGAACCGCGTCACGCGCAATGTGCAGATCGGCCTCTAGTAGCTTCTCGCACTCGCCCCGAGTGAACCGCCGACCCGGCGTGTTCTCCGGCCCGACATGGCCGAAGCACGAGGTAGGAACAGCGATAGGGTCCGGGTAGACGTAGGGAATGTACCCCTCATGCGATGCGACAAACGCCGCAGCCGCCGCCAGCACCGAGCCAGCGGCAAGCGCGATACGCGCATTCACACGCCCGCGTCCTCATGCTCGTCATGGTCGGTATAGACCCAAACGATCGACGTTCCAGCCCATTCCTCAATGGCGCTAGACCAGCACATCAGCCGGTTATAGACCGGGTACAGCCAAGCAAACGCATCCCACCAATACATGGGCCGCGATACCCAATGGCCCAGCCAGTACAGCGGATAGGCGATCAGGTAGACGGCGAGAATCTTCACGAAGCGCCTTTTGAAATGCCAAGCACTGCTCTTGCCAGCACTTCGACATGCTCGGGTGAGAATTCGCCCTTAGCCAGGTTGTAGATGCACGCAACGATTCTCACGTTGTCCTTCGTGTAGCCAAGCTTTGGGTTTTCGCGATCTAGTGATGGTGCGAATGGGTGCCGGGTGTATTCTTTGTGTCTTGCAAGTTCAAGCGGCATGCCAGTCACTTCACAAACCCCGGCGGCGATTTTTGCTTCCACCCACTCGACAGTTATAGAGAAGTCGATGCCAGCAGCCTTGGATCGCGCCTTGGCGCTCGTCACAAGAGATACTGCGCGGCCGTGCGGGGTTTCGTAGTGCTTGACCCAGTACCCATGCTGCTGGTCCGGGGGCCGTCGCGCTGCTGCTCTGGCGCGATACACGGCAAGTTTCTCGGGGTTGGCGGCGCGCCAAGCCTTGTTCGCTGCCGCCCTCTTTTCTTTGTTCTTCGCCCAGCTTCGGGCGTTTCTCTCTTTAACTTTTTCGGGGTTGTTCCGGCGCCACTCGCGCTGGTACTCGGCGCTTTTACTCATCTGCGCTCTGAGCCATCATCTTTGCGTGTAGCTCAGCGTCTCGCCGGTCAATGCGTCGCTTGTAGTAGAGGTTCACGAAAAACCCAAGCAAAGCTAGTACCAAGCCACCGAACGCAGCAATTTCGTTCGCTGTCAGCCCGCCGTAGACCGTCGCCGCGCTGGCGCCGTATGTCACCTTCTGAGCGGTCGCGGCAATCGCGGCTTCCGTGGCTTGGTCTTTCACGCCAGCAGCCCCAGCGTCAACTCGCGCACCAGCCGCGCAGGCGGCAGCGGCGAAAAATCCACATCAGGCTGGCCCATCGCGCGACCATCCAGGTCAAGCCGCAGGGTCAGCGTGTCGCCGGAAATGGACGCCTCGGCGTAGCCGTAGAAATCCGAATCTGCCGCCTTCACCGGCCACGATCCCGAATCGGCCCAGCCCGGACGCTGGCGATAGACCTTGAACTTGGCGAATGTCTCCAGCGGATCGCAAACAAGATTCATCGTCTCGCCGCGCAGATCGCCGCCGAACAGGCCAAGCCAGCGAATCGAGCCATCCTCGGCCACATGCGCGAACGCGCCAAGACCGTCAGTGTGAAATGCCTTGAGTGTCATGCGCGCAGCCCTTCCAGTGTCGCAAAAACATCCGCGCGGAAATCCGCCAGCGGGATAGAGTTTGTGTATGTCCCGATCTGGGACGCGCCTTTCGGATTCGTCGCGATCTGCCATTCGCCCGCAAATGGCAGCAGATAGAGCGCGGTCGGTCGCGGAGTCAGGTCGCCCCACGCATCTTCGATGCGCACCTCTAGCGCCTGAATCTTTCGACTCACTTGATTTGCCTCACCGCGCCCTTGCGCTTGCCTTCCGCAATCTCGCGCGGCGTCTTAACCTCGCCAGTCGGAAATAACAGGATCGCAATGCTGCCGTTTTCGCCAAGCGCCAGCGCAGAACCCTTGACCTCGACGCCTGCCAACGCGCACCACGCCATCAGAAACTCCTGCGCGTCGCCGCCTCGTTCACGCCCAGCAGCCTATCCGCGCCGCACAAGGCAGCCGGCAGGTTTCGGAAATGGCGCGTCACCGCGTAGCCGTTCGGCCCGCGCTCGATTTGGACGGCTGACATGCAGAGTCCTGAGTGACTTGCAGAGTGAATCGCGGGACGGTCGGGCGCCCCCAACCTTCTCAGTGCCGGCGTGACCGCGCCCTGCCGCGAAAAACAGAAAGGGCCGCATCTAGCGGCCCCTCATTGGACAGTATAGAAAAAAACCGCGCCCGTTGTTTTCATGCCGATTTCCTCGCCGCGTACCACTGCCGTTCCGCGTTGGCGATCATCTCGACAAACACGCCCTCGGCCAGTTTCCGCATCGCAGCGTAGGCCGAAGCGTCAACCCGGAACCGGCGCGACCGTTGGCCGACGCCTTTGCACTCCCCCCGCTGAACCTTCAAGAACCCGTCAGCAATCGCGCCCTGAATCCACGGGTAATCCTTGGGCTTTGGCTTCCACTCCGACCGGATGACCTCAAACAGTAGCGACATCAGCGGCAGGCGGAATAGCGACGACTGCGCAACGTAGGCTTCCAGTGCCTCCGGGACGCATCCTCGCGCCCGCGAGAATGCCAGCGCCGCCATGTCCTCCGTCGTGTCTGGCCCAGCCTCTATGCCGGCCAATAGCGACAGGAAATTGCTCTGCCCTTCGATCCTCGCCAGCCGTTCAACCGCTGGGGCCGGTTTCGCATCGTACAGATCAGTCGCCGCCATGACGCCTCCAGTTATGCCGCTTCACTCACCGTCACCACCGCGCACGCGTCGCCGCGCCGGATCGCGCCGCGCTTGGTGTGCAGGTCGTCCACTTGTTCGTCGTCCTCGAACACGCGCGCCGCTGCCAACGCGTCAAGGATCGCCTTGCAGCAGTTGTCAACATCGCGTCGCCTGCGGTCGCCCGGATGCAGCACGATCCTTACAGCCAAGCGAGAGCGCCCGAAGCCTTGCGCCCGCGCCTCATACCATCGGGCGAGCACTTCCGCTCTAAACGCCTTCCCTGCTGCCGCGATGTAGCGCGTTTTTCCCCGCGCGCCCCAATAGTGATTCACGCTCGGCGGGAATGGCAGCACCATAGTCACCGTCACTTCGGTAGCCCCAACATTTCCCGTCCCTTTTCCGTCAGCGTGTAACCCTCATCGCCAAACATCAGCCCCGCCAGCGTCTCTAAGAGCGCGGCGCGAATCGGTGAATCACGCATCGCCGCCACGGCCTCCAACGCCTCCTGAAACGCGCTCATTTCCTCGGCCATGGCGGCTAAATCCTCACGTAAGCTCATGCTGCCACCCGCCACCGCGGCAGCTCGCACACCACGCCCAGCGGCACTACCAGCGCCGAGGATTCCTCGCCCGTTCGCCATGCCCCTGCGGCGATGTTCAGCGGGTCCGCCGAACGCGCCGGCAACCTCTCAGACCGGCTACGCGTCCGCTCACACTTCCGCGACGCCACGCGTGTGCAGGCCCGACACCAGCTCGCCGGCTTGCCATTGCGCTTCACCGCAAACTCAGTCAGCGGCAGCGTTTCGCCACACTTCGGGCAGCCCTTCATTGGCCCTTCCGTGCAAACTCGCGCCGGGCCTGGCATGTCCCGCAGCGCCAGCGCGAACGCCCGTCTGCGCCGTGAAACTCTCGCCCGTTTGCCGCGGGGCGATCCTTTCGGCAATTCGTGCAATACCGCTTCCCGGTCGCGAGCAACATCGCCGCCGCCGTGATTAGCCGTTGTCCGTTGACTGACATCACTGCGCCTCCCTCAGAAATTCGTTCTGCATCGCCAGTAATTCCGCATCCGACCCGAACTCGGCATGAAACGGCTTACTGCCCTCGGCCAGACTCGGCCCGTATTCCTCGCGCATTTCTTCGTGCGTGCAGGCCCAAAACGGTGCGCCAACGTGATGCCAGCAACAGAGTCCGATGGTTGCTTGGTGTCCGATTCGACGCCCGCCGCTCAGAAGGTGATGCCACTGCACGACGCCCATGCCGCGCTGGTCTATCCCGCGTTGCATACAGGCCATGCAATGACCCGCATGAATCAAGTCGCGCCGCGCCTCATCGGCCTTGGTTAGTGACTTGCCGCCGAAGGTCATGCCGCCCGCCTCCGCTTCGGCTGTTCGTCTTTCTTCGGGAATTCCAAGGCCACCCGGCCCCGGTAGTGGTCCTGAACTTCATGCGCGTAGCGGTCGAATTGGTCCTGCGTCATAATCGACGTGACTGGCACAAACCGCATGGCCTTCAATTTCTGTTCGTAGCTCAGGACGCTCTTCATGCCGGCGTCGTAGAACTCGCGGAAGTCTGGATCTTCGGCGCGAAGGATCGGCACACCGAAATGCAGCTTGCAGAACGCCTTGACGCCCGCCGCGTCGTCTTCACGCAGCTCGTTCGCGACCTGTTCGTACCAGCAATGCGACAGGGCGTTGTAGTCGAGTGAGCGATCCTTGCCGGACTTCCAAGACCCGCGCAGGAATCGGTGTTTCGCATAGTCCGCACGAAGGTCGCCGATGGTCCGGCTAAGTGCGTCGTCACTGTTGACGATGAACTGGCTCATTCGCCCTCCGCGTGTAGTTCGCAGGCTTGCTTGCGCATGGTGTCGTCTACCTTTCCGAACTCCTGCCCGTCTGCCGTGACAAGCGCGCGGAGCTTCACCGACTGGCGCGCGTGGCCGTAGTGGCGATCGATCAGGGCGAAAAAATCGGGGGCGGCGGCGCGGACTTTCATGCGATCAGTTTCCTGCTGCGCGGTCGCGCGCTGAGCCAAAGCCGCGAGCGCGGAAACCGGATCGGCGTTGTTCGGGCTCATGCTGGGGCTCGTCCGTTTCGATGAAACGCATGTGCGGCATGTCGGCGTGTAGCCACAGATCACCCGTCTCGCCGTTGCGTTGCTTGGCAAGAATCAATTGGATTTCGTCGCGCTTGTCCGCCCTCGGGCGGTGCAGGAACGCGATCACGTCGGCATCCTGCTCAATGGCGCCGGAGTCGCGCAGGGCGCGCAACGTCGGACGATCCTCGCCCTCGCGGTTTAGCTGGCTCAGCAACAACACCGGCACGTCCAGAGCCTTCGCCATCGCCTTGAGCGCCCGCGTCATCAATTGCACCGCGTCCACGGTTTTCTCGGCGCGCGGCGGCGTCAGGTGTTGCAGGTAGTCGATCACTACCAGGCCCAGGCGCTTCTCCGCGTCCAGTTGTCGGGCACGGGCCGCAATCGCTTCGACGGTCAGGCCCGCGGAATCATCAATCCACAGCGGCATCGCGGACAGGGTTTCGCTGGCGCGCGTAATCTTCGGCCAGCCCTCAGCCTCGATATCGTGCGGACACCGAATCGCGGAGAGCGGGACACCCGAGACGTGCGCAATCGCGCGATCCATGATCTGGCGTCCCGCCATTTCGGCAGAAAACATCAGCACCGGTGCGCCAGCGCTCGCAGCGTGTAGCGCGCATTGCAGGCCGAGCGCTGTCTTGCCAACGCTTGGCCTTGCGCCCACCACGATCAGATCGGAGCGTTGCCAGCCTGACGTAAGCGCGTCCAGCCCCGGCAAAGACGTGCCAAGCCCGGTCATGCGCTCACCCGTCTCATAGCGCGCCGTCAGCGCCTTTACGGACTCGCCAAGCACTTCGCGCGCATGCCTCACTGCCGCCACATTTCGCGGCGCGCAGGCCGCCAGAATGCGCTGCGCTTCCGCCAGCGCGTCATCCCCGCGAAGGGCCGCGATGCGCTGACCGGCAGCGATCACGCGCCGCTCGATCGCACGCTGCGCCACGATGCCGGCATACGTCCTGGCGTTGGCCGCGCTGAATGCGCCGGAGCCCAGGTCGAAGGCCAATTGCGACAGCGCCGGATCGCGCTCGCTCACGGTGAGCGAATCCACTGCGCCGCCTTCGCGGTGTAGGTCTGCGATCACGCCCCACAGGCGACGGTGCCCGCCTTGAGCGAAATCGTCAGCGGTCAGCAGATCGGCGCAGCGCCAGTACGCAGCGGGGTCTAGCAGGCACGCACCCAACACGGCGGATTCCGGGTTGGTGGCGGTCATGCGGCGGCCTTCATGGCCTGCACGCCGGTTGTCGTGAGCTGCCAGCCGCTAGGCGATTCCCACCAGAGCCGATACCAGTTCGCCCGGACGCACTTGCGGAAAACGGCCCGCCAGTCCTTGTACCGCTTGCCCGTGTCGGCGTGCCGTGCCTCGAACTCTCGCCAGCAGATCAGCAGGAAATCTGATGGCAGTCCGATGCCCTTGGCGTACTCGAACACCGGGTCATCGGGGGGAATGGCCTCGGCCTCGCCCAGGCTTTCCAGCCATGCTGGCAAGGTGGCTTCCGATTTTCGTGGCCGAGAAGGAACGGTTCCTTTTCCCTCTCCTGTTCCTGTTCCTGTTCCTGTTCCTGTTCCTTGTTTCGTAACGGTTGGCGAACCGTTCCGCAACCCTTCCGCAAAGCACGTGTCCGGCAGTGCGGCCAGGGCCCGATCAATCGCCTTCTGTTGATTCGGGTTCTCAGCGGGGTTCCATTCCAGATACTTAACGAGACACACCCACTGCGATCGCTGGCAGTAGATGGCAAAACCGGCTTCCGAAAGGGTTTCAAAAGCCTTTGCAAACTGTTTCGGAAGCCATTTCAAATCGTCGCAGGCATAGGCCGCCGGCAACCGGAACGCGCCGATGATGGTCCCGTGCGAACACGACAACAGGTAAGCCGCCAACAGCTTGGCATCATCTGGCAAATCACCGGTTGTCGGGCTTGTCCAGAAGGTGGTGTGAATTCGTCCGTACTCGCGCGCCATGTTCCTATCCAGTCACCAGGCAGAACCGCGACCGGAAACGCGCTGGTTCACGCTGTCCGCAGGACATGACCCCTGCGTAATCCGGGCGGTATGGGTTCACAGCGGCAACCGCCCCTGTGCGTCAATTCGGGCCTGCGCCAGCGCGTGCTGCGCGTGCGCGACTTGTTCGGGGGTCGGCCATGCCGGATCGTCCAAGGCCCGCAGGATGCGATTCACGCGGTCTTGGCCGGTCTGCGGCAACCCGCACTCATCCGGCGTCAGGCACGGGCCGGGGTGGCATATCCAGCAGGTCATGTCATGGCCTCGATCTGCGCCTCGATGCGCTGCAGTTGCGATCGCACCTGAGCCAGTTCGCGCAGCAGGTATTCCACGCTGGGCGGCGGCAGGTCTTGCGGTTTCGCGGCCCAGCGCGGGCTGGTTTTGGGTTTCGGCGGCGCCTTGGATGCGGGCTGCCCCGACATGGGGAACGTGCGCGGGACGTAGCCCCGACCGGCCCAACGCGTGATGGCGATGTTGACCCCGTTGCCGCGATCCACTTCACGCACCGCGTCGCCGGTTTTCTCAAGCTGGCGCAACACCTGGCGCGCGGGCATGGCTTGGTAGCGGCCGGCCGGGATGCCGGCGTCCTTGACCGCTTCCAGCCAGTCGTCGCACAGATCCGCTTCGTCCACCGCGATGTCCGATGCGAGCAGCTCGCGCATGGTGCAGAGCAGATCGGCATAGGGGATGCCGGCGCGTTGCAGGGCGGCGTTCATGCCGGCCACCACGCCATCGCCAGCTTCCCGGACACGCTGCAGCGCTTCGGCTCGCCCCGCTTCACGGCCCGGCCTGTCTCGCACTCGGGCAAGCGCCGGGCGAGCATGTAGCGGTCTAGATCGGTCGCCATCGCCAGCTCGAAAGACGTGCGGCCCGGGAAGGCGCGCACTGCCGCGACGGCCTGCGCTTGCTGGTGTCCGCGCTTGCCGCTGGCGGTGTGCTCGGCCGCGGCAAGGTGCGAGGAAATCTCGTCACGGGATCTCGCGGCGGGCGTTTCCACCCGAATGACTGCGGCTGGCGCGAACTCAAAATGAATTTGATTCACGCAACACCCCCGGTGCGGGATGGCGTGTAGCCCTTCATCCACCGCCACGCAGTAGTGCGGCTCACGCCAAGGACTGCGCAGAGGTCGGCCATGGGTCAGGCGGCCTTGGGCTCGACGGGCACGATGTAGCCGGACACCGCCCCGGCTTCGTCGCGCAGCCAAGTCACGCTCGGGCAAAGTTCCTCGCATCGGACGGCGCCGTTGATGGCGCGCTCAATCGCGGGGCACTGGTCGCGCGGCGCTTCGCCTGCGATTCGCCAGTTCGATACCGTCGATGGGAAAGGGAACCCGAGCAAACGGGACAGGGCAGAGATTCCGCCCGCGGCTTGGATGGCACGTTCGATGGGTAGCATGACGGCCATCCTACACAAATCCTGTAGCACGTCAACAGGCAACGTGGAATCCGTCTACACGGGAATCGCTAGCCTGCCGGCCATGGAACTCAAGGACCGGGGCTTTCTTTTTCCCTGCCGCTACACGAAACCTGTTGCATTGCTACAGGATTCGTGTATTCTCCCCCCATCGCCCACCGGGCACGCCAACAGGCAGGGGAGAGAGATGGACAGCAAGACCCTCACGCAAACGTTGCAGGCTGCCGCTGATGCCGCCGAAGTGGCAACCGACGCCATCCGCGCCGCCGTGGCCGAGTTGATCGGAGACGTTGCCGCATTCATCAGCGACCACGACCACGGGCTAGGGCCTGACATTGGCCGGCTCCGTGCAGCACTCAAGGCGGTAGAGATGGACAGCAAGCTAGGGCCTGACATTGGCCGGCTCCGTGCAGCACTCAAGGCGGTGCAGCCGTGACCCGCCGCCAGCAGAACATCGAAACCGCGATCATCGTGGCCGGCGCTATCGGCGCGTTCGTGGTGATGTGGCTCAAGTCGGAAGGTGCGCTGTGAGCGCGCATACACCGGGGCCGTGGTACGTGTCTGGCGTCACGCAAGTCGATCAGGTTCCGCCGTCCAACGGTTACCCGATACCGATTACCACTTGCGATGACTACAGCAAGTCGCGCGCTGAAGCCGTCGCCAACGCCCGCCTGATCGCTGCCGCGCCGGAGTTGTTGGAAGCGTTGCAACACGCGTGGCGCTGGCACGATCAACTGAGCGCCAAAGACGTTGCCGTGATGCGCGCCGCAATCGACAAGGCGACGCAGCCGTGAGCGCCCACGCCCGCCAGCTACAGGCCGCCCAGCGCGCTTTCGAGAACCTTTCGCCGCCCGAGCCTGACGCGCTCGGCGAGCACGCTGCATGGGCCGCGAGCAACGCCGCGTCGTCGATCAAGGACGACTGCCCCGATCTGCCCGACGCCGTGCTGCGTGAAATCGAGGACTGGCTGGCCGAGCGCATCGACAACGCCATGTCGGCCAGCGCGCAGGCGTCGTGGGTTGATCGCGCGGAAGCGATGCACGAGGCGCGTTATGGCTGAGTGCCGCACTATCCAGCACCTGGTAAATGTCAGCGGAGGCAAGGACTCAACCGCCTGCTACCTGCTGGCCATCGAATCCGGCCGAAAATTCCGCGCGGTGTTCGCGGACACCGGTAACGAGCACGAAGCGACATACGAGTACATCGACAGACTTCCTGAGCGCACTGGCGGGCCAAAGATCGAGACTGTGCGCGCTGACTTCACGCGCCAGCTTGCTCAACACCGCGAGTACGTCCTGCGCGAGTGGCCGAAACAAGGAATCAGCGATGAAATCGTGCAGGAAGCCGCCGCCCTGCACGAGCCAACAGGCAATCCTTACCTTGACCTGTGCATCAGCAAAGGGCGGTTTCCGAGTCGCATGGCGCAGTTTTGCACTGGCGAACTGAAAGAAATTCCGATTGTCACGCAAGTGGTTTTTCCGATGCTGGCAGAGGGGCCTGTGTTGCAGTGGCTCGGCATTCGCGCCGACGAGAGCAGGAACCGCGCGAAGCAGCCCCGATTCAACAGGCACGACTCTGGCTGCTACGTCTGGCGCCCGATTTTCCGATGGACGGTCGAGGATGTTTGGAAGCAACACGCGAAGCACGGCATTCCCCCGAACCCGCTCTACGCGATGGGCGCGAACCGCGTCGGCTGCTTTCCGTGCATCAACTGCCGAAAAGAAGAACTGCGGCTGATCGGAGAGCGATTCCCCGCGCACATAGACCGTATCGAGCGGTGGGAAAACGTCGTGAAGGCGGCGAACAAGCACCGGTCCGCGACCTTCTTCCCGGCAGTCACCGACCCGACTGATGTTGACCGGCCTGGGGTCTATAGCGGTATCCGCACGCTGGTCGAATGGAGCCGAACGACACGTGGCGGTCGCCAGTTCGGCATGTTCTTCGACTCACAGCCAGGCGGCGGATGCACGTCCGATCTGGCGCTGTGCGAGGCCGCCGCATGACCCCCCGCCTAGACACGATCCTCGCCCAGCTTGAGGCCCTTCGCGGCCCGCTGCACACCGCGGCGGGCGACTACGCCACGGCAGGCCGCGACTACGCGCTGGCGCTGGCTTCGATTACTCCACCCGCGCCGGCCGCTGTGTTGCCGGTGTCGGGCCTTCCTGTCGCGCTGCCGGCTCCGGCCTGTCCCCCTGCAGACGGGGCCGGTGGCGCGCTTTACCACGAGGAGACGACATGACCGTTATCCCGATTGCCCCGCTCCAATGGGCCAAACAGCGCAAGGTCTACGGCCCCAATGTGCTGCGCGCGATCTTGCGCGATCTGCGCAAGGGCCTGAGCGGATTCGCACCCGTGCGTGAGGCGCGGACGAATCCGCCGAAGGATGGTGCGGCGTGAGCGCCTTCCGAAACCCCGCCGCGCGCGATGCCGCATGGTCGCGCTGGTACTCGCGGCAAGGCGCCCGCCCGACCATTGAGCGCGCTGGACGCTGGCCGCTGCCCACGCAGACGAACAACGAGCGCAAAGCGCAGTGGGCGAGCCGCTACTACGCACTACCCATGTCGGCCCGGCTGGCCGGCGTCGAGTAACGAACCCCCGCGCGCCCGGCGCTTCCCGGGCAGAGGATGAAGATGGACACCAGCAAAGCAACACCGGAACTGTTCGCGGCACTCGCCAAGGCCCAGGCCGAAGTCGAGAACGCCAGCAAGAACTCCGCGAATCCGCACTTCAAATCGAAATACGCTGATCTGGCCGAAGTGCTGAACACCGTCCGCCCGACGTTCGCCAAACACGGCCTGAGCCTGTTGCAATCGACCGGCTTCGACGGCGCGCTCGTTTCGGTGACCACGGCGATTGCGCACACGACGGGTGGAATCGTGACCAGCACCGCGGCATGCGTGCCAGCGAAAACCGACGCGCAGGGTATCGGCAGCGCGACCACGTACCTGCGCCGGTACTCGCTGGCTGCCATGGCTGGCGTCGCGCAAGAGGACGACGACGGCAACGCAGCGGCGCACGATTCCCGCCCCGCTCCGGTGACAGACGCGCTGCGCGCGAAGGGCGAGGATTTCGCCGCCGCGATCCGTGACGCTGGCAGCGATGCGGCGCTGCAGGATATCGGCAAGCAGTTGTCCGGTGCTGGCCTGCCGCCTGCGATCCTCAAGGGCCTGCGCGCCCTGTACAGCGAGCGCCACGCGACGCTCAAGGCGGCAGCATGAGCCAGCGCGATGAAGCATGGTTTGCGATGCGCTGTGGCAAGTTCACCGGATCGCGTTTCGCGGACTTGATGGCCGTCACCAAGAGCGGCCCCAGCGCCAGCCGGCGCAACCTGCTGGCAACACTGGCTGTTGAACGGCTCACCGGCAAATGCGTCGAGACGTACCAGAACGGCGCGATGTTGCGCGGGATCGAACTGGAGGAAGCGGGCCGGCAGGCGTACGAGGCGAAGGCCGGAATGCTTTGCGTTGAGGTCGATTTCATCCCGCACCCGACGCTGCCCTACGTTGGAGTCTCGCCCGACGGATTGGTGGGCGACACGGGCATGGTCGAAATCAAGTGTCCGAACGCAGCCAAACATATCGACGCCCTGCGCACGGGAGCACACGCGCAGGAATACGCGTGGCAGCTACAGGGCCAGCTTTGGGTGGCCGAGCGTGAGTGGGTGGACGCGACGAGCTATCACCCGGACTTTCCGCCGCACCTGGCGCTAGCGATTACGCGCGTCATGCGCGACGACATCGCGATCAAGAAACTGGAACAAGCGTGCATCGAGGCCGAGGCCGAAGTGTGCGAACTGGTCAACGAACTTCTGAACATGAGGCCGGCAGCATGAACAATTGCAGTTTCATCGGTAACGCAGGCAAGGACGCCGTCTTGCGTCACACCGCTGGCGGCGATGCCGTACTCGGCTGGTCGCTCGCGGTGTCGGCAGGCTACGGCGACAAGAAAGTGACGACGTGGGTTGATTGCTCGCTTTGGGGCAAGCGCGCGGAATCGCTGGCGGACAAGATCGCCAAGGGCGACCGGATCGGCGTCACCGGGGAACTTTCGACGCGTGAGCACGAAGGAAAAACTTACGTGACCCTGCGGGTTGCAGACGTGACGTTGCTCGGGAACAAGGCATCCCGCGACGAACCCCAGCGCGGCGGCGGCCCCGTCCAGCAGCGCGGGGAGGCACCGAAGCCTGCGCGCGGAGCGCCTGCGCAAGCGGAATCGTTCGAGGACGAAGAGATCCCATTCATTACGAATCGGGGGAAGTGGTGAAACGCCCGATGCTCGTTACCGAACTGCGCGAGTTCCGCGCAGACCGCACTGCGAAGGATGTCGCGCGCCGGATCGGACGCTGCCCGAACGTCGTGCGCAAAGAAGCCCGGCGCCGTGGCCTGCCACTGGCCCGTGAGCATCGCGGTTGGCCGCAGCACAAGCGCGAACGCGCACTGGCGCTCCGTGCTGAGGGCCGGTCTTACGTGGCCGTGCAGCGCGTCACAAGCGTGCCGGCGTCAACGGTTCGGTCATGGGAGAAGAAAGACCCGCTGCGCGCATGGATGCGCAAGTTTCGCGCCTACGTGGCGAAGGTGGCGGCGTGAACGTTGCCTACGATCAGTTCTTGCGGGTCAAGATGCACGAGGGCGCGGATCACGGATTCGATCCGACCTTCATGCCGTCGTCGCTATTCGACTTTCAGAAAGCAATGGTCGAGTACGCCGTCCGCAAGGGTCGTGCTGCGCTGTTTGAGGATTGTGGACTCGGCAAGACCGTGCAGTTCCTTACGTGGGCGCAGAACGTGGTCGAACACACAAACCGCCCGGTTCTGGTTCTGACCCCGCTTGCGGTCGCCTGCCAGACGATCCGCGAAGCGGAGAAGTTCGGTATCGAGGCCGCGAGGTCTAGCGATGGTGCGACGCCGCGCAAGGTCACGGTGACGAACTACGAGCAGTTGCACCACTTCAACCCGGATGACTTCGCGGGAGTGGTGTGTGACGAGTCGAGCATCCTCAAGAATTTCGACGGAACGCGGAAAGCAGCGGTTACCGACTTCATGCGTAAGGTGCCGTATCGGCTGCTTGCCACGGCAACGGCGGCGCCGAACGACTACATCGAACTCGGCACTTCATCCGAGGCCCTTGGCTATATGGGCTTCATGGACATGCTCAATCGTTTCTTCAAGAACGATCTGAACAACAGCGCGACGCGCCGACACTACGGCGAGGCGCCGAAATGGCGGTTCAAAGGTCACGCTGAGTTGCCGTTCTGGCGCTGGGTTTGTTCGTGGGCGCGAGCGATCCGCAAGCCGTCTGACCTTGGTTTTCCTGACGGGGATTTCATCCTTCCGCCACTGGTCGAGCGTTCGCACCTTGTGACTGCGGAGCAACTTGCCCCAGGCATGTTATTCGCCCTGCCCGCCGCATCACTCTCTGAGCAGCGCGAGGAGAAGAAGCGCACGGTGCGCGAGCGGTGCGAGAAAGTCGCCTCACTGGTAGCCCACGGCGAACCTGCTCTCGTGTGGTGCCAGTTGGACACCGAAGCGGACCTGTTGGAAAAGATCATCCCCGGCGCGATGCAGGTCGCCGGGAAGCATTCTGACGCGGAGAAGGAGCGCCGGTTCCTTGGGTTCGCGGATGGCGATATTCGCGTGCTGGTAACAAAGCCGAAGATCGGCGCGCTTGGCCTTAACTTCCAACACTGCGCGCATGTTGTCGACTTCCCGTCGCACAGTTACGAACAGCGATACCAAGGCATCCGGCGCTGCTACCGCTTCGGCCAAAAGCGCCCCGTAATCGTCGACACCGTACACACCGAGGGTGAGGTTCGCGTTCTGGAAAACCAGCAACGCAAGGCGGCACAGGCTGACGCCATGTTTGCCAACCTTGTCGCCGAAATGAATAACGCAATCAGCATCGGCCGCCGCGCGGCCCCGTCCCGAATTCTGGAGGCTCCGTCATGGCTGTAGAAGATAGCGTCATCACTGACCGTTACGCGCTCTACAACGGCGACTGTATCGAGGTCATGCGCGGACTGCGCAACGAATCTGTCGGCCTGTCGGTCTACTCTCCACCCTTCGGCGGGCTGTACAACTACAGCAGCGACCCGCGCGATTTGTCGAACTGCCGTGACTACGAACAGTTTTTCGACCACTACAATTTCGTCGTCAAGGAGCTGGCGCGCGTCACGATGAAAGGCCGCTGCAGCGCGGTTCACTGTATGGACGTTCCGAACGGGAACTGCCAGTTCACGTCCTACACCGATTTCCCTGGCGACATCATCCGGCTGCATGACGCGATGGGCTTCGATTTCGTCGCGCGTCACGCGATCTGGAAAGAGCCGCTCGGTGTGCGTCGTCGGACGATGCAGAAGAACCTCGCACATGCGACCGCCGTAGAGGATTCCGTCATGTGCGGCGTCGCATCGGCCGACTATCTTTTGGTGTTTCGCAAGCGTGGCGAAAACCAAGTTCCGGTCGCCAACCCGGTCGGCTTCCTGAATTACGCAGGCGATGATTCCAAGATGCCGTCAGACATTCGCGCCCTTCGCGGATACCGCGGCGATCAGAAGTTGAACCGCTTCTCGCACTGGATCTGGCGACGCTATGCCTCGTCCATTTGGGACGACATCCGGCTGGGGCGCGTGCTGCCTTACGAAGAATCGAAGGAAGAGGACGACGAGAAGCATGTCCACCCGCTGCAGCTGGACGTAATTGATCGCATCATCCAGATGCGCAGCAATCCTGGCGAAGTCGTGCTGACGCCTTTCATGGGTGTCGGCTCGGAGGTCTACTCGGCCGTCATGGCTGGTCGGCGCGGAATAGGCGCAGAACTCAAGGCGAGCTACTACAAACAGGCAGTGCGCAACCTTGAGGCCGCCGTGTCTGGCGCGTCGCCGGAGATCGATCAGCCCGAACTATTCGGCCTGCAGGACGAAGCCGCATGAAACCCAAACTCGACAAGGAACCGAGCATGACCCCCACCCGCCTCCGCGAGCTAATCCGATCCGCCGAAGATTCCGCCGCCGACACGTCTCAGACCTACGCGCAGATCGAGACGGCGCGGGATACGGCTGCGGCGCTGCGGGAGTTGGTGAGGCTGCGCGACGATGCGCAGGGCGCGCCGGTGGCGTGGCGCATCACCGATGGCGAAGGCGGCTACGCCCACAGGGAGCCGCCGCCGTCAGCGTTCGATGTCGAATGGGCGAAGCGCTACGGCAGGAATTTTGAACCGCTCTACGCCCACCCCGACCCGCGTGTGGCCGAACTGTCGGCGGAAGTCGAGGCAAAGCAGCGCGTCGCATTCCAAGCGCAGGAAATGGCGCGAGAGATTGCGAGCAAGCTGGCAGCGGCAGAGAAGGAAGTCGAGCGGCTGAGCGCCTACGGGGACGCCTGCACGCAGGCTGAACGCGAGGCGTGCGCGAAGTTGGCTGAAAAGTTGGGCCTGATAACCGACGACAGTGGCAGGGTACGACTTGGCGACGTGGACTGCATCGCGGCGACTATCCGCGCCCGCTAACACCCAAGTTCAGCCGTGACGCGAAGCGGCATCGGCTTGAATGAAATGTTAGGTTGCAGGCGATTGAGTGGACCGGAGGCGTGGTAAGCCCACGCAACGCACCTGAGAACTGGATGGTCGCCGATGCAGAGACGCCTCCCTGGAAACAGAGGCTAACGCTTGAGGCCCGGAGATGCCAGCACTGCCGGAGTAGCGCCCGGCCCGGTCCACTGAATTGCTTGGAGGTGACATGAAAATTGAGCTGGTAATCGAGTTGCATATTGACGGCGCAGTAAACCCGTATCGCGGCAAGGACACGGACAGCAGCGAGGTCGAGTGGTTCGAGGATCACTTGCTAAGAGATGAGTTGATCTTGCACAGCAATTTAATCGGCGCAGAGGTTGGCCGCGTGCGAGTGATGCGCAGGAATGCAACCTAACGCCTGAGTTAAGCCGCGCCGAAGGCGTCGGCTTGAATGAATTGTTAGGTTGCTGCCAGGACACTAAAAACATGAATTTTAGTATCGGATGGATGGTTTGCACTGGCCCCGACAGGAGCCATGTCTACGCCGAAAAGTTGTGGACAACGAGACGCGACGCCTTGCGACACTTTGAAGAGCTTAAATCTGCCGGCAAGCCTTGCGCGGTGTACCGGCATACGTGGCAATCGCCTTTCTCAACGCGAGGTGACTGCACGCTTGTGGCAAGTGCAAATCTCACGCCGCAACCTAACACAGAGCTGCGCCGCCCTGCGGCGCGAGGTGACGAATGAACACGACAAACGATGACCCGCAGGGTCGGCCCGAGCGCGATGTTAGACGGCATTGGAACTACCGGATCATTGAATTTGTTGACCCGGCGACAAACGAACCCTGGCGCGCGATCCACGAAGTGCATTACTCCGATGGCAGGCCGACGAGCTACAGCGAAGCGGCGGCAACCATTGTTTGGGACGTGACAGACGGAGACGGTTCCGCCGCGTGCCAGATGGAAATGATGCGTGCAGCGCTCAACAAGCCGGTGTTGGTGGAGCGCGATTTCATGCGGGCCAACGCCTGAATTGAGCCGCACGCGGAGCGTGTCGGCTCCAATGAATTGTTATTCCGTAGTGATCGGAGGATGGAATGGACGCAACGTGGATCAACCTCAATGACGCGATGCCGGAGCCGGAGGTTTTTGTGTTGACGTGGGATGGCAAGCGAGTAGGCGTGGATTGGTGGGGTTCGCTGCGCCACCGTGGCGACGGCGTAACGCACTGGCTTCCGTTCCCAACTCCACCCGACGCAGGCCCGATGTATGGACTGCACTCTGCGCGAATGAATGGCAAGGAATAACGTAGAAGTCACCGGCTCGCCGGCCTTATCGGCGAGTCCGCGTGGACTGACGGGTTAGAGACAAAGGAGAAGATGATGGATGTGAAAACAGAAAAGGCATTCGTAGTGCGAATGAAC